TACATTTGATTCCCATGCTGATTTACGGTCCTTACGCTCCATAATATACATGGCAATCCAAACAAGATTAGAGAAGAATAGAAACGCAGAGACAAGTCCAGCTTCTGTCAAAAGCGCATCAAAGAGTTGTTTCTGCATTTCTTCCATGATAAGACCTTCTAACTAGGCCATCCAGCAGTATGATCATAATTTATAATATCATCTGCGTTTGTTAGAGCATCAATCTGATTCTTATGATCTTGTCTTTTATCTCTAACACCTTGATCTCTTTCTTCTAACTCTGCGGATAAAGATTTCAAGTCCTCTGAATACAAATCAGCCGTTGTCTTTGTAACACCAAAATACCATTTGAGTGGTTCTAATCTAGAGCTATTTGTAAATGAGAAACTAGATACTTTACGTGCAACATTACCTAAAGTCTCATTATCACATGTGCAGGTATGATCAACATCAGAAACAGTTATCGTAACTAACCTATGTGGAGCTGAGTAATCACGGTAATAAGCATCAACTTGCGATTTCTTAGCAGCCTTTAAATCGTCTAGTGATTTAGTAGAAACAGTGTATTCAATGGTTGCGCTATTGCCATCCTCTGCAACGACGATACCAGATTGCGTAATTGTTTCCTTCGCCGAATTATAGCTAGGGATATTATCTGTAAGAGGTAAGTACCCCTGTGCTATGATCTCCGATGTATCGCGTTCATTGAAGTTTAACAACCAACCTTTCTGAGCGCATTTTACTGATGTTGGTAATTTACTTAAACGAGTTGATGTATTCTTATCGTACCACACGATTTTTCCCCTTTATGAAAAAGCAACATAAACATAATCTACAGATGATGAATTAATATTTCCAGATGTGCCATTAACTGTAAACCCAGATGCCCCATCGACGATTTCAATGGACGCACTAGTAATTTCAGTAGAAATACTACCAGGGTCAATTAGCGATGTATTGCCTCGCTGACTATCCCATATTTGCCAATCCTGACCACCCACACCTTTTAACATGATAAACCGAGGACGGAAACCAGTGGAAACAGAATTACCCGATGCGCCTGTGCCCGTGTAAACCCCGACTTTACAAGCACCCGCAAACGAAGTGAATAAATAAGCAACATATGTGGCCCCAGAACTATTTGTCGAACCAGCTTGACCAACACTGAATACACTAGAAGTAGGTGCGGTGCTATTCCAATGAGTCGTGCTATTAACCTCAGAGCCACTAGAGTTTAGGCGGATATAATAATCCTCTGGTGTTGTTCCGCCGTTTAAGTCCTTATGATATACAAACCACTGCTCTGCTCCACTATCAATACGCTTTACTATATACATTTCAGGCGCGGTGTTTAATGAGTGAGCAATCGTCTGATTTGACCCGTTGCCGCTATATGTCAGAATATCAAACATATCCGGATTTTCCTCAAAACACCAACCTACATAAGTATTGCTACTACTGTTCGTTAATGCGCTGCTAGTGGCAACGGTAAATCCATCAGCGTCAAGACTGGTAAATGCACTACCAACAGCAAGCTCGGCATTTGTTCCATTTGACTGAATGTAGTCACTAATTCCTCTGACATTATCTACTATAAAGTGTGTAGCATAATGATCTCTAGCTTTAATCCACACCAAATCAGGCGAACCACCCGCCCCCGTCCTTGCATTAGATGAATCGGTCCCGGCATAAAGTAAAGCATCTAAGTAAGAACTTGGAACCACAACACCCCCGCCAGCAGCCCCTAATAATGCACGATTAGAACTAAAAGCCATATCTTACCTATTGAATATCTGCGCCAGCTAAGAAGCCAAGCCATGTTGTTCCGCCGTCAACTGTAATGAAAGTCAAAACATCTAAAGCACTAGAAGTGGTTGTTAGCGTTGGTGCTGTACCGCCCGCCCAATCCACACTAGCAGGGAAAGTTGTTGTCCACCCACCTGTACCATCCTGACGAAGAAGTAATGTAAAAGAAACACCAGACGCTGCTAAGGGATTACTGAATGTAAATGTAGCATTCGCCGTTAACGTGACATCATGGATATTTCCATCCTCTAGATCAATATCAGGTGTAGCTCCAGCGGTCGCATTCGTAGCCGTAACTTCGCTATAATCTTTGATTTTCGGCCGTATCAACTCGCTATCAGGAAACGTAACATTATTAGAGGCATCAACAGTAATCCCTGTATATTTGATAACTTTACCAGTCGTGCCATCAGCTATTGCGATTGTGTTGTTTACACTTGACCCAGGCCCATTAACATCACCTGCGCCAGTGGCACCTGTAGGACCTATGGCCCCTGTTACGGATAATGTCCACGCTGCTATGGTTCCTGAACCAGCGTAATGATTAGCATCAGGTACATTTATCGTAAGACTTGTACCGCTTTTAGCCGTGACTTGACCTATCATATAGTTAGTTGTAGGTGCAGCCGTTTCTGCTGCTATGACAAAGCCACCTACTGCAAAAGCTACATCTGTAGCTAATGTAAACGCCTTGGAACCTGTACCGATGGATAAACTCGTTGTAGATGTGGTTGTCGGCCCTAGTCCTATATCTGCTGAATGATCTATCATCATAGCGACAAACCTCTCAGCAGAATCGCCTGTTCCGGCAGTCACAATATCTGCATAACCTCTGTTGTCATTTGAAGTTAGATCATCCGTATCGTATGTTATACCGTTTCTTGTAAATTGTACCATTATAACCCTCTACGCTAACTTTTCTCTTATGCGAATTTGAGCATCAACCCAGTCATAGGCAACAAATTGATTGCCTCCAAGTTCTTCAAATCTAGCCACAAAAGAACGTCGTGTTGATAATATTGTATCATCAGAATCGAATATAAAAAAGAAATCTTCTGAAATATCTAACTTTCTTTGCATATCAAATAAACTAGCCATAGACTCATCAACTGTTAACCCCGGCAAGGTCATGTCAACATATCTACCTGATTTTTCAGTGTCGAATACATCCACCCCACCTGCTGATGACTCTCTAGTGCTGTTTGAGTTAACACCCATCACAGACCCTAGGCTGATACCTGTACTTGGAATAAATGCTGATGATATGTGACAATCATCAATAGAGATGTAGCCGTCTGAATTAGTTGTGTCTTCTACTTCTACTCTCCAGTAGCGAGCAAGTACTACAGTAGAAAAGATGTATTGAAACTGGTTAGGTAATCCCAGTGTTGCAATATTCTCTTCTGTCTCTTTACCTATCCAGATAGTCGGACTTCCCCAGGGATCAGTAAAACCATAAATAATCTTGCGGTAGTCTGTCAGCGTTGTATCTGCACGTAGATCGTTAGTGTAGTCACCTGAATGGCATGTGATCGCCTCACTACCTGTTGTAGCTACCGCTAGACCTGTTCCACTATCCCCTGAGCGCTCTAAGGTGATAGAGCCGTTGTTACCAGAGGTGATGGTTGCACCTGTAGCAACTTTATATAACTGTGTATCGCCTGCAATCTTGAATATCTCATCTGCAGCAATGGTTACATCTGTAGCACCCGCTGTAATATTTAGAGTAGTAGCATTAAGGGCATTCACACCATTTACCGTAACATTAGCCCATGCGATAGTATTTGAGGCCCTAACGCGTATTTTACCGTTAGCACTTACATTAGAGTTCGGTATGGCAAATACCTTCACATCGCGAGATACAGCAAGATCAACATCAAATTTACTTGAGGCTGCCGTGGCATCAGTGGAAATAGCCTTATTGATAAAGAACTTATTTTGTAAGTTGGTGAGCCAGTTTGACGTATCCCAGTCTCCCCCACCTATAACAGGCGCAAAGTATGTAGCTTTAAGATGGTTAGGAGTAGCAAATATAGTTGCCATTAGGCCACACCTCCCCATGCTTGATAGGTAATAGCTCCGGTGGTCACCTCTCTTCTAGAATCTGAGGGTAATCTAACCTTTTGACCTATTATCCTATAATGTTTACTATCCACCGTAATAACCTCACCCTTCTGAATAACTACCCCTGTAGATTTTGTAGCAAATTCAATAGGAACTTTTATTTCTATGATAGGTCGTCTAACCTTCTCTATATTTAACTCATAAGAAGCAAGGGCGTCTGCGCCTGTCTTATCTATAAGCTTAGTCTCTTTTGTTACTTCTGGTGAATTAGGGTACTTAGTTTGTACACTCGTATCGCTACTGTTTGTATTGCGATACTCAGCACTAACATAAGCCAATTCTTCTGTTGTATCTGCTGCACCAGTTAGGGACTCTTTACCCATTATTGTATAATTTTGTTCATATCCTATATTAACATTATACACTGGAATACCTTTGTGTGCATCCTTTGATGTAATTTTTTTTATCTTAGGTGAACCAAAACCACCTAGAATCTGAGTGTTAACGTAAGTCTTTACACTTTCAGCAGACGTAGGTAGAGCCAACTGTTTTACAATATAGTTACCAGTGATATCAGCAGTAAGATAAAATAAACCAGAATCTTTCACCTGATCTATAATAGTACCAGTTAAAGCCTCACGCATACCTTGCCAGTGTTGAGCGTGGTGCGAAAATTGAGCTTGAGCTAATGCGATAGAGTCAGCATCAAGCGTATATCCTTTGAGGTTCATTATTTTCCAAAGTAAAGCGGGTATATGATTATTATATACCGAAGAGCCTTCCGTTTTGACGTAAGGACCACAAACGTTACGCTGACAACACATAGCCCCCCATGCATAAACCTCATCACCAGAGGTAACAATACGTACACCAAATTGGGGATTACTTGTTGTCTGTGCAGTGCATTCAAAAAAGGTCCAAGATCTCGTAACCGCTACTGTATCCCAGTTAGAGCCTCCATCGGTCGTAATGTCAATGTTACCTGTACCCGTCTTCCTCTTTAGCCACATACCATAGATGAACTGGTCAGACGATGCTGTTACAGTCTGTAGGCACGTAGCATTGCCCGCTGATGCTGTTAAAGTGTCAGCAGTTGTATTCTGATCGGGCGCTTCTTCTGAATCCGCACCAATGGTAACATTAGACTTAGTCCAAGCAGCATTTGAGAAGTCCTCACTGTACAACGCTTGATTCTTCCAACCTTCTATTGCATCAACTGTAACAGGATGTGAAGGCGTTGTACCTAGCATAATATAACAACCTCTATCATTAGAACCTGCTGAGGCTGTGTAATCTCCAAGGTAAACATTGAATTGTCCTGCTGTCACTGTATCAGTAAGAAATGTAGTAAGATCGGTATGCACCGTATCAACGCTGATAGTAGACCTACCTACGTAAACGGTAGGTGTTTCTGCTATAGGCTCAGAGCTAATCTGCCTTATTTCCTTAGCCTCATTTACCATGGCGGGCGTTATATTCTTAGCTGTACCGCCGATAAGCAACGGTTTAGGTGCCCCTCCAATGTCATCAGCAGTACCTTCTAATTCAATAGATGAGCCGTTATTGTCACCTGAGTATTTATCTGGTTGGTACTGTAAATCTCTAAATAAGCTAGTTCTATCTTTTATCGCCAAGGTAGTATACAGCGAGGTAAACTCTGCAAAACTAATTGCAGCAGCTATACGGACAGGAAAATCACTAGGGTATGCTGTTCCTGTTTCTTCTCTCACATCAAGCTCAAACCCACCTAGACCTCTATCTTCTAGATAGTCCAGTGTGCCGTCTGCGTTATTTAACTGAATCTTACCTAGTGCTAACTCAGAACTACCAACAGTAGAGGCGTCCTTAAACAAGAAACTGTTTACATTACCTGCATCTTTTACTAGTGGTAAATAAACAGCCCTACTAGGCGTTTCAGATAAACCTGTTTGAAACCCTACCCCTGTGGATAACCTAACCTTTTCAGTCGATGAACCGGTGTGACTATCAAATTCAACTAAATACCGTCTGTCCGTCATGCACTAGCTCCACCGATTCCGATATTATCATTCAACTCTCTCATCTCATTCAAGATAGACCTTAGTAAACCGCCTAAGAATGTTGTTTCTTCGGATGATTGTCTTGCGTATCTAGCAAAAGCTTCGTTTATCGCTTCACCTGAACCATCAGAACCTAACAACGTAGACGATTGACTATTACTAAATATCTGCGCAGGTCTACCGAAGTTAACTAACTCAGGGCCTTGCTCACCAACTAGTGCCATACCTTGGAAACTTCCAAAACCTGTACCCCTAGCGAACTGTTGACGCTGACCACCTAATGACTCAATGATATCATTGAACCTAGAGGCTATCTGCGTACCATTAGGAGCACTTTTTATAAAGTCTACAAACGTCCTTGTTAGATTCGCAGGGTCATTAAATGCAAATTGCCCTTGAGATGCTACGAACTTAGCAGCCTTAACTTGGAACTCAGGTAATAAGTTTCTAGGGTTGATAGCTTCTAGTGCGCTGAGGCTCTCACCCGGACGCAATAACAACTGGCGATTAAAGTTACCTACAGCAGCAAGATCACTAACACCTTGTATCTGTTGATTAAACGCCTGAGCTGCACCGCTTAGTGTTGTTGTCCTGATTGCCTCAGTGTTACGGATTGTTTCATTCAACAACTCTTGCTGTAATCTTGTCTGGTCTAATTGTGTACCTAGAATCTGCTCTTCTGTGCTTAGTGTAACCTCAGCAAGTGTGCGAGACTCTTCAAGGATTGAATCAACAAGGCTCAATCTCTCTAAGAATGGTGCAGTTGTACCGTAATATGATAACGCTGCATCTAATGAAGAATTGATTGTGTTGTCCAACTCTGCAAATACAGTTTGATCACCAGTTTGAAGTCTGCGCAACAAGTCGTTTAATTGTCTATCTGCTTCTTGCGCTCTTCCTAAAGCATTTGTACCTGAGAATTCAGGACTTAGAGCTATACCTCTCTCAATCTGTGCAATCTGGGCAATTTGACGCTCGAATGTGTTACGTGCAGTCTCTAGTTGACGCTCTAAGCTTTTTTCAAGAGTCTGTTCTTGTCTTAGTAAGCCTTTTTCTAAGGTTGCCGATTGCTCAACCATTGACTCTTCAATAATCTGTTGACGCTCTAATGAGAACAACCTTTCAACTTCAACAAGGTCTAACCCTAATGCAATGGCATCTCGTCTACGTAACTCTTGTGCTTCATTAAGCTGTTGTAATCTTAGCAATTGAGGGTCTGCTATTGCCAGTTGTTGCCCTTGGATACTCTCTAGGAAGTTGGTACGTAGGCTAGACTCAGCTTTGTTACGTAAGTTGTTCAACTTCTCTTCACTTAACCCTAGGCGCTCTGTAGTGGTCAATGCACCTTGTAATGCTTGATCTAAGGTTTGCATAGCTTGTTCCATAGCTGAGAGTGAAGGTTCTGCTTCCTCAAAGATAGAATCAAAAGCTAGCGCAAAGTCGATATCACTTAAAGCCTGTTCTACATTACTAAAGTCTATGTTTTCCAGTGCTACGGATAAAGATTCAGGTAAATCTTCTATGCGTGTTGTTATACCCTCGATAATGGCGCCCATAGCAGCATCGGAAGACTGGAAGAACTGCGTCACATCGTCACCGAATTTAACACCTAACCCGTCTCTATCACTGGCACGTATCGTCAATTCCTCAGCAATACCACCTAATGTAGTTGTGATTGAACCTGCAAAATCAGCTAACGCCGTAACCGCGTCAAAGTTTTCTTGGCTAAATTTCTTACCACCTAAGCCTGATCTTTCAACTAATGCTCCAGTTGTTAGATCTACAACCCCTGCTTGCTCCCTGGAACTTGGTTTACCGCCAAAAAGACCCCCTAGAACATTACCTCCGAAAGAACCTAATAACACACCTGCTGCAATACCTACTGGGCCTAAGCCTAAACCAGCTAGACCTAGAATACCTGAACCTGCTAACCCCCCACCTACTACACCCCCTAAACTACTTCCAATAGTGGCACCTACACCTCTATTACCTCCAAATAAAGAATTTGCTAGGAAGTTACCTGCTAATCCTGCACCAATATTAAGAGGATTAAATCCTTCTGCTAAACCTACAATATTATTACTAACACTTGCTTGTGTTCCCGTTCCTGCACCAAAGAGCCTTGCAACATCAGCTCCAAAGGTTCCTAGCTTACCTCCTAATTCTGGCGATATAAGACTTTTACCTAAGCTAGCAAAAGATAGTAAACCCCCTAAACCGCCTCCGGTTGTACCTGCGCCCCCCAGTTGATCTGTGACACCTTCAATTGCTTTAGAGCTTAAACCTAAAGAGCCTCCTATTGACGTAGCCAATGGAACAAGGATGGGTTTAGCTATAGCTAGTGTTGCCATTTCAGATAACACTCTAGCAAAACCGTCTTTTAACCCGTCTAAGAAAGAATCAAATTCTAACTTACCGTTTCTGAATACATTGAAAAACAGGTCATCAAATGAATCTTTTATATCGGCTGCTGCGTTCTTATAGGCTTCAACAACTGCTTTGATATCTTTGGGAGGCTCAGGAGGCTTCCCTGGCTTTCCTTTAACTTTAGATAGTTTTTGTTGAGCCTCAGCATATACTTCAATTGCTGCACTCAAATCTACTAATGCCTTTGTTGTTTCTTCATCTATTTTCTTAGCAAATTCGTCCTGCTCATCGGTGATTTTCTTAAAAACCTCTGTGAACGTTTCGCCATAAGAAGCATCTAAAGCTGCTGCTAACTTATCTGCACCGCCATTATCCCCAAAAGGATTCTGGATAAACTCCTTTAAATCGGCGCTAAAACCAAATATAGCTGCATGTATCCTTCTGAATCCATTGCCGAAAGCGCTCACAATCCCCAAGGTGGTGGCTCCTACTGTAGCTAGCACCTCAGATAAAGCCTTCTTAATTCCCGCGCTCACAACTAGAAATAATCCGGATAAGGCGTTAACTGGCCCAGCTACAGTTTTAAGACTGTCTACGAAGTTATCTACCCATTCGCGGTTAGCTTCAAAAGCCTCAGATAACCCCCACACTACAGCACTAAAAGCTAAAAACTGTTTTGTAAATATACTCTTTCTGAATACTACTGCGATTCGCGTTATAGCTAACACAGCAGCCAATTCTAACACCTTGAAGTTATCAGCAAGGAAAGATACTGCTTTTGCTACGTTTGTAAACGTCTTGGATGATTTCTCAAACTCACCCAACGCCTTTGTAAAAGAGTTACTTATCTTTGTAAAAGCCTGTGAAATAGTTAGAGGCAACTTCTTAAATTCTTCATCTAACTTACCACCTTGACTTAATATTCCGTCTACAACCTCTTGACTAAATAACTTCTGAGCCTTAGATAAGGCTATAATCTCACCTTTAGTTAAACCTAGTGCATCTTCTAAGGCTGTAGCAAACCTTGTCATACTCTCGGTAACACCTCTAAATTCATCGCCGGCTAACTTACCCGTGGCCAATGCCTGAGCTAACTGCAATGTACCAGAAGCAGCCTCTTGTGCTGTGGCCCCACTGATTCTTAGTGATTTATTTACAAGCTCAGTGAACCTTACGAAATCGGCTTGACTCTTACCCAGCTCTCTACCCGATTGTGTTAACTTAGAATATAACTTTACACTCTCTTCAAATCCGCTTCTTGTCCTTTGCGAAACCTCAAATAAGGCATTTTCTACTGTAATAAGCTCTTGGGTGTTTTTTGTAACTAGTTTTAATCTAGCTTGGATGTTCTGATAGGAATCCGCGACCTGTACAAGCTCTCTAACGCTAAGCGCAGCTGCTAACCCTGTTAGTGCCCGTTTAGCAACATCTGCAACACTGGCAGTTTTAGCAAGTTCGTTGTTAAATTTCTTTGTATCTGCACCCGCTTCACGGGCCTTCTTCTTAATATCATCGAAGGAACGAATAATAACTCTCTTGCCTTTCTCAACAAGAGTAGAATCTATCCTAAATCTAATAGGTACATCTGTTGTCATTTATTCGTTCCTTCCTTAGTCTTACGCGCTTCTGTTATACAAATCATAAATTCATTATCTAATATTTGTATAGCATCAACAAACCGTTTAACTGGAATATTGAAGCAATTAGCATATGCGATCATTTCCGACACCGGTATAGGCTCTGGTGAACCTGAAATACTTGATCTTCTTGATCTGTGTAATATCCAAAATGCTTCCCATATCCGTCGTAAGTCCTCAAAAAGGATGGGGCGGTTTGTCCATTCTGGGACATCCTTACCCCTTTTAATCAGAGGTTCTATTTTTTCTCTGATTTTTTCCCAGTTGAATTTCCATCTGAGGACTTCTCTAAGTTTTTTTCCGTTTCTTCTTCCTCTACTCGACGGAATGTCTCTTGTTCAGAAGAAATCTCTACAATCTGTACCGCAAAGCGTTTAATTCTCTTATCTTTAAGCAGTTTAACCGCATTCTCATACGAATAAGGTAATTCTTCACCTGTATCTAGGTCCTGAATACCCTTCCAATCAACAAGAACGTCTCGACAAATTGCTTTGATCTGGATTTCGTTATCAATATCCTTGTTCACATCACCAGAGCGATACATACGTTGATGCGGTTTCTTTAACCGCTCTAGGGTACGCATATACTTATCATTACCTAAAGGACGAACCTTAACAATAATATCATCGGTCATTTGTACCCATACACCCGTCTCTTCAAGATCGAGGTCAGTACCGAAAGCATCTAATAAATTAGACATATAAAAACTCCTAAAGTCTTATGGCGTGGGTCCGTAGCGACCCTGTTGCGCTACTTCACCACATAAATACAGGGTTAAAACAGGGTTATCTGCTTTATGCAGGTATACGAGTAATACCCATCATTGCAGAAATCTCGTCATTAAGTTGACATTCAAAACCAACGCTTGTTAGTACGTCCTGATCTTGCCCCGGTGTTGTACGTGTACCGGATGTAAACTTAACACTAGGGAAGTCAAATACATACTTGTTGCCTGCTGCATCAGCAACAGCAATCGCAAGAGCCTTGGTTGTAAAGCTGTCAAGATCACTAAGAAGGCTATTGTCCTCATTATGGATCTCTAGTGATCCTGTGATCGTAAATGTACCCGCACCGATACCAATAGAGCCTAAATTACCAAGGGCTCTTTTCTCACGAAGATTAGGCGTAATGGTGAAGTTAAAGGACGTTACATCTAACGTTGTCAATGCAGTATCAATATAGACAGACAAGCTATCAATTGTATTCATTGAGTCGTTAGTTGTAGCAGCAGTAGGAGAGCCGTCACCTTGTGTTGCAGTAGCTCTTGCAGCAGCTTTACCTAACCAATCCGTACTTACTGTTACGAAGTCATCAAGCGTAAAGGTGAATCCAGCGCTTGCCACTTCCATTCCAGTGAAATACTCGAATACATTAGAAGCTAACTGCTTTTCAATCAAGAATGATGATTCTGTTGTACCATTGTGCAGCAATGTACCCTTAAGTGTTACAGTCTCACCCGCAGCATCATCTGCTAGATCATGGCCGCTAATGGTCAACTGCCCAGCGGCAGCAGCGGTTACTTTACCTAGACCATTGTTATTTATATCGCCGGTGAATCCTGCAATCTGAATCCATTGACCATCAATAATATCGCCTAACCCGTTCCCAGAATCAGTAATCAGGTTCCCAGAATCAACAGCAGCAATAGTTGTGGCAGAAATACTTACAGTTGTTTCCCATTCTCCACGTAACGAACCTGCGAAGATATCATCTAACTCACCGTAAGCTAGTTCAAAAGCAGTAGAACCGTTGGCACCTGTAGACGTACGCCCAACAGTTTTAACGTTACCGTCGCTACGGATAACGGCCGATTTCTTAGTGGCTACAGAACCTTGTAGAGATTCACTTGTAATATTGAGATTCGTCATCTTATTGCCAGTTGAAGGCGTCTCGCCCCAAGTGGTTTCTTTATAGATACGAAGCTGTACTTGTGACGTATCAGACATTATTTTTTCTCCTTAGTCTTAACTTTGAATGATTTAATAACTCGATGTTCTTGTGCAACACCTGATGCAATAAGAGTTTCAGCCTGCTCTTTCTCATATGCACCAATGTAGCCCTTTTTCACCGAGCCTTTATCTTTCAGGAATTTAAGCATTACTTTTGACATAATTATAATCCTGTTTTGTAATTAAAGAAAGGCACAAGTCATAAACTCAGCACCGAATGTTCCCTAGGAACGCAAATCATCATACTTATAATCAGTAAATGTGTTGATCTGGTAGTATCCATCAACAACGCCAACTCTAACAATCTGAGTTGCACCAAAACTAATACCGTTAGAGGTTCTATCTCCCTCTATCGCATCAGCTACAGCATTTACTAAATCATCCGCAGATTCCGTTGTTATTCCCTGTTTGATAAATATCTGTACTGTAAACATACCAGTGTGTCTAACTCTACGGCTACTATTCAAACTAGCAAACTGAGCCGTAACAGGGTCGATCTTAACTGATATCCAAGGGGAATTTTTATCTATACTTTTGTTCTCTACGCCATCCCATATAATCTGAGAAGCGGATATCCCAGTTAGGTTAGTATTAAAGTGAGATAACATCTCTTTTCTACGTGTATCAAACGCCAAGAGTCATACTCCTCATTTTAACGGAAACTTTAACCGCAGCTTCAACTTTCTGTACAAACCCCGGAGGAGCTTGAGCCGAAGAACCGTCATTAAGACTACCAATATAAGGTAAATTATTACTTAAATAGATGATGTCACCTAACTTAGCTGTCGCAATAGTTGGCATATTTTGCGATAAGGCCCCTGAAACCTCTAATGGTTCTCTAACCTCATCTGATGGTATATTCAAACTGGCAATCCAATTTGATCTAGCTCTACCGGTTCTAACTGGAGTAGCAAGCACCAACTGTTGATCGGCCTCAAAAGCACTATCAAGAAAGATATCTAACATGGTATCTGCAACTTTCTTCTCTGCATTTAAAAAAGCCACATTCATTAAACTTTCTTCTAATGTCATCTTCTCACCTGCAATTGGTAGATTATAACAGTGCTACCCGGACTTATCTCTTCCACATGAACAACGGACCATTGATCTGAGCCTTCGATGATAATACTATCTTGATCGACGTTACCTGTTATACCTGAGGCAGCTACTAAAAGCTTCTTATCACCTATCTTTATATTCTGATCGTCTATCTGAAACTTCTTATATGATGTCATTATACCATAGATTGTCTCATCAGTGTTAGAAGAACCTGTAATAGCATTAGTAGCAGGGTCATAACTGCCTTCACTCTTATTTCTAAGAGTGAAGGATTTACCGTTATCAGTTATCAATCTTAAGGCCGTTGCGGCCATTGCAGTTTGATCAATAGCCATTATACCCTCAACAACCTTGCGTTTGAACCATCCGAAGTGCCAAGAGTCAAACCTTTTAGCAGTCGGCTAACATAACGATACTCCTTACCAATTGGAGCACTATTACTATATTCTACTTCTAATACGTCAACTTTCTCTTTCTTAACATAGTTGGAATTGTCTGTATCAGAAAGCAATGTAGCTGTTAGCGCTTTTAGTGCTAATTCTGCACACGCCCTTTCTACACCCTGAGGAACACTATCCACTAATGATCTACCGTCCTTATCGTAAGTAAAATCTCTAGGCCAACCTAACGCTTGAGTATCCTTCTTGATAGAACCTATCCACGTATATGTAGCATCCATATACTCAGTAGCCTTTTTTATAGCTATAGTCTTCTCATCGTTAGTGCCTGTCCAGGTAGTATTACCTCTATCAGAGTGGTAAGTATCGCAAGCAGAAACAGTTATATACCCGTTTGCATTCGATAACCCTGCCCCTGTTTCTACTATAATCGCCATAATTACCTCTTAAAGCTCTTCTTTTTCCGTTAGAGCTGCAATAACTGCTTCTCTCTTCTTAGGAAGATTTAACCCTTCTAGATCAACAACTAATTCTTCCTTCTCAACAAACGCTTCGAGTAATCTTCTATTCATAGAGTATATAGATTGTATCTTAGCGTCAAAATCTTCTACAGGTTCCACTGGTACATCAGGAACAACACTTTCTCCGTTGTCCGTTTGAACAGGTTTAACTTCCTGCTTCTTCTTTACTTTTAACTTATCCCCAGTGGCTAATTCGTAACGACCGGAAGCTAACATCTCTTTCGCATCAACCGGCAGTCGTTCTATAATTCCTTCTGTTTGAAAGACATCATCCTCGAGACATCTTAACTTAACAGTTTTTGTAATAAATTCATTTGCCATAATCGTGTCTCCTTGAAACAAAGGCCGTTATGCGCCCAACTATCAGTCAGGCGCATAACATGTAATACTATCGCATAGTAACAAAAGCAGAGTAATTAATACCCGTTGTAATTGTTCCTGCTACTACAGTGTATAGGCGCATGTAACGATAATGTGTATCGTTCACTACGTTGCTAAATCCTAGCTTGTAGCGTCCAACGCCATTATCTGTATCAGTACCACCAATCATTGCAGCTTCATCACCCAACTGGATGCTTGCACCTGCAACAATACCTGAAGCAAAAGTGGCTGAGTTAGAAAATTCACAGATAACAGTGTAAACCTCATCACCAGATGCAACCTCAACTGCTGTAACATCTAGAACAACCTCAGCATTAACCCTACCTAGACCGAGGTCTAGAATCTGGTCGGATGCTGATACCTGAGCAGCAGCAGAAGCAGCTACAAGACCAGCGTCTTTCAGTTCTAGATTTACGTCCTTAAGAACCGCATTCGATAACGGACGTTCTGTATCAATAGACATATTAAGTCTCCTTATAGATCAAAATTAAACAACGACCGCAGCATCTGCGATATGCTGTAGACGTGCAGCAGCACGACCTTTAAACACGGCAAGACCTGAGTACCATTCTACACGAGTACGGAACGCAGGCTTATCTTCTAGTTCACCTAGATCACGAGCATTAATACCACCATTCTGTAGACCAGAAACACCGTCAGCACCCATACTTACACAGTAAATAGATGTTGCTGTGGAGTCTCCAGAGGCAGCAACTTCTGTAAACGGTAGAATATCGCTGTAGTTGTTATCTTTATCAGCAATGAGAATCGGAAGATCATTATATCTTGCAATTTGCTGACCGAAAGCATCAACATCAAAGCTAATGAAACCACCAACGGACGTGTTACGTGCAGCAGCTGTTAGACGACGACGCATAGCCTTGTTCATAATCAAGCCTGTAGGATTATCAACAGCATCAATAAGCTCATCAAGTTTAGCAAGGCTCAGAGGTTCACCGCCTGCTGTAGCACCGGCTGAAATCAATTGATCACCTTGAATACGTGACTGTAGACCAGAGAAAACCGTAGGGTCTGTCTCATTATCACCTTTCAAGAATTCTTTTGTCCAGCGTCCAGCTAAAGCTTTAATTTTCATAGCTTCATGTGCACCGCGTATGTCTGAGCCCATTGTATCAACAATAAACTTATCGACATCAAGATCGCCGCCAGCGATAACAAGAGTCTCAGTTACAGGGTTAACAATACCAGTAGATTCTGTGTAAGAACCATTTACGCCCCGGAAACCGATACCCGGAAGAGTTTCTTCACGACTGTACTTCAAAGCATTACCCTGGATATTTGTAAATGGTAAAGCCTGAAGAATATCAGAGCTTTGTGCATACAGCTCAATAATAGCAGACAAGACCGTATCATTACGACCTTGTGCATGCTTAGCTGCTTCAACTAAAGTAACAGACATTATATGTCTCCTTTCCTTAAATTAAAAAAATTACCCCTCAGACCGAGCCATTTGCAGCTTAGCCATCGGGCTTAAATTCGCAATGTCAGCAGCACTAGCATTGCCATTGGAGCCCTGAGCCCCACCACCAGAGTTATCTTGAGCCGATACATAGAGTTTACCTATGTCACCTTGTGACCATTCGCTAACGTATTCCGCTAAAGATTTATCTCCGACCATGGCAACAGGCGTGTCATCATCGGACGATATTTCAATGTTATTAGTCGTTTTCAATAATGCAGTGACAGCAGGTATATGCTCTTTAGCAACATTCGCCTTAATCAATGCATCATTCAAACCGTTATCAACAAGCAGCTTCTTAATCTGTGATTCAGACCCAGTTAACTTCCCTGTTAATTCCTCGAGCTGCTTTTGATGTTTCTTAGCTTGTTTATCAAGCGCAGCTTCTACATCGCTTGTCTTTTGCACCTTAGCAGCTTCTAATTCTTCGTTTTGCTCTTCTAAGTCTGTGATCTTAGATAGAGCCGTATCTCTTTCTTCCTTAAACTTCTTATTCTTTCCTAGAAGTTCTTGATTCTTATTCTTTAAACCTTCTGTTTGTTCTGTGATTAAAGATTCAATATACGCCTTACCTTCATCACTTGTTTGCAAAAACTTCTTTATTTCT